CCGTCTTCCGCTTGAGGTGGAACTATATTTTGTCTTGGATCGGTAGAGGGTTCTTTTAAACGCTCTATCTTAAACCCAAACAGTTCAGCCATAATTTAATTTCTCCTATTACTATTAATACTTATAAAAGTATTAAGTAGTAGTATTTGTTTCAAAGTATTGGTATCTATGCGTTGCAGTAAATGATTCTACTGTATTATTAGTACCATAATCTAAAGCAATATCATCCAAAGTTGTTGGAAACATTCCTCTAAATGTGTATGATTTAATCACGTTGCCATTTCGGTCTAATTGATCAACAAATGCATCAACTTGATAATCAATAGGATTTGTTAATCCTTCGTTATCTGACATATTGTTAATACCGTTCAACCATCTTTCGTATGCATTACGAATTAAGAAGTCTGTATCATTTAAAATTGTAGTTGTCCAAGTTGCAAAGGTTCTATCACCTGCAACATATAACTCTCTTCCTCTAAATGGAATAGCAACTTCTCCTACTGTCATACCTGGTAAAGATGTTGATGTAGTTAAGAAAGACATTGTTTCAGTCTCCCCACCTATAGCTGCATATCCAGGGAAAGGCATTGTTACTCTGAATTGATTAGCACGAGCGCCGCCGCCTCTTAACTTAGCTTTAAAGTCATTTATATTTGGCATATTTTCCTCCTACGCTCCTACTACTTCTTCAAAAGCAACACCTGATCTTGTCGCAACGAATTGTAGTTGTATAAAGTTAATTGATCTGTTAGGTTTGACAAAGATGTCAGCTCTAAACTCATTTCTATCAATGACATCAGCAGTATTATTTGATGCATCACAAACTACTAAAAAGTCTGTAACACCTCTTCTACCTTGTACATCTCTTAGGAATGGTTCAACTATGTTTCTAAATTGAGCTCTTGTAAACTCATCATTAAATTCAAATAGTTGAAATTTAGAAGCAGTTGAGATTGCCTTCTCTAAAGTGATAAACAATCTTCTAACATTTATTCTATCAAACGCACTTGGAGTAGATAATCCTGTTTTATCACCAAACAATAATGTTCCTTGTCCTGGTAATGTTACAACTGGATTAATTCTAGCTCTGTATAACTCATCTCTTTGTGTTTTTGATGGGTTGTATGCTAACTTAACAGCACCTCTAATAACTCCTCTGTTGAAACCAGCAGGAGAGAACCATGAGTCTGCGATTAAGTCTGTTCTTGCAGCTAAACCAGCAATATCACCATTTAATGGTACATATCTAAACACATCATTGTATTTGTCGTAAGTGTATTTGTAACCACTATCAAATACAACGTATGAAGATGATCTAATACCATCAAAGAAAGACTTAACGTTACTTGTTTGTGTTGTTGAATTTGTAACACCAACCACATCTGTATATTCAGGTGAAGCAAAAACGATTGCGTCTTTTCTATTTTCAGCAACTGTAATAAGGTTATCTATGTGAGTAGCGTCACCTTTTCCAGCAATGATTAAGTTTACATCTACAGTATCAGCGTCTTGGTATCTTTCATATGCAGTTTTTAATTCAGCTGTTGTAACTGCTGAACCGTCTACACCGCCAGATAAACTAGCGTCATTGATTGCTGAAACTGAAGTAAATGTTATTCCTAACGCAGGATCACCCCAATTACCAGCTGCACCAGTTGACTCGTGTGCTGTCCAATAAATGTATTGTGATTTATTATAAATTACATCTTTGTAATAGTTTGAATCACCTTGTGGTGTTTTAGCGTCAGAAGCTACTGATACTGAATCGTAAACTTCTAATACTTCTCCAGCAGTACCTGTGATACCACCGTCTTCATCTATTACTACAACGTGTATTTCATCATTTGATCCACCTCTTGCTGAAGTGTATGCTGATGTTCCTGGAGCACTTGATACTAAATCATAGTATCTCCATCTTCTTCTTACTGTTGAAGCGTTAACTACAGCAGTATGTAAACCGCCTGTACCTGATGGATGTCTTACTATTGTTAAGTCATTAGTAGAAATAGCAGTGATTCTATATTCATAACCACCACTTTCTCCAAAGTTTATAATGTCGCCTACGTTTAATCCTGATCCGTCAGTAACTGTTATTGTAGTATCTCCAACTGCTGTTGAAGCATCATCTACAGTTGTTGCTGTAGTATTTTCATATGCTGATGCTGTGTTTGGACAGATAGAAACTTTTAGGTTATTACCCCAAGCTCCTGCTGTTTTTGCAGCCCATAAACCATCGGGTGTAAACCCATCTTCATAATCTGAATTATTTTTAATTAGTGTTGCACCACCGCCACCTGACGTAGCGTTAAATGCACTTGAATTTGTTGCTCGTATAACTCTTAAACTTGCTGAGTACTGTAAGAAACTTGCAGCACTAAAAAAGTATTCAAAGTTTGTAGAGTTAGGTTTACCAAACGTTTCAACCAATTCTTTTTCAGAACTAATAGATATAATTTCATCCATTGGTCCTTGTGAAAATTGTCCTGCAATAGCACCGATCGTTGTAGCTACTGCTGGTATTACGTTTGTTAAGTCTTTCTCTTGTACGAGAACACCTGGTGAAACTTGAAATGCCATATGTGTTGTTCTCCTCTTATTAGCTAATAAGTATCATTAATCTCGTTTATATTTATAATATCTCACCTTTTCGCACGGTCACTGGAGTCCATCTTTCTCCTGAATCGTCCTGAAAACTATCATCATCTAAACCATCATTCATAAACCCAAAAGGTGCCATGTCTTGTTCTATTGCGTTTTGTTGCTCTTCGTACATTCTAGCACGTACATCTTGGTCTGTCATTTCTTTAAAATATCTTTGATTTGTGATCCATGCAAATATAACGCAACACATAACTAAATCATCATTAGAACCTTCTTCAGCTTGCCAACCACTACCACGTCTTACAAATGTTGACAATTCTTGTATAGTATGAAAGTCAGGTATTATTATTTTGTCACCTTCAAGTAAAGATTTTAAGTTAGAACATCCAATACGTTTTACTTGTTTTGTCATACGTACACCTAACTGTGTTCCTCTTTTAGAAAAGCCACCACCTAGTATTTGTCCTGCACGACCTTTCATCATACACATTAATAGATTTGTATATTCTAATTCAAACTGTAAAGCGTCCGCTATTTGATGACCTAAATCATTTACTTCAACACACACGTGAGCATTATTATATTCTCTTGCTACTTTTTCTATTGTATGTGGAAACAATATAGGTTTAATTTCATTATCTCTAAACTTTGCAACCATCTTATATGGCATTTTTGAAACATCAAATACAGTAAAGGCTGAATAATCTCTTACAGTACCACGTGCAACGTCAACTGTCATAACATAGTCTTTACCTTTTTCTGCTCGTTCATACATATCAAAACCTGCGTTTGAAACTAATGGTGTAGTGTGTGATAACATTCTTAATTTAGATGGATTAATTAGTGTGTCAACTGATCCTACAAACTCACATTCAAACTCGGTAGCAAATTGTGCTTCACTTGTGTTTCTTATAGTTTCTTCTTTCCACTTATCATCTCTACCTGGCACTTCAGACCAATGTACTTCAATAGGCTTATAATCATTTCTTCCATGTATTGCGTCATTCCACAGTTTATAAAACATATTCATACCATGTGGTGTAGATACAATCATAACTTTAGAAGATTTACCAGAAGAAATTGTAGGATATACTGAACTAAAAAATTGCTCAGATATGTTATTAGGTATGAAAGCAAACTCATCAAGGAATATGATATTAAATGAACCACCTCGAATAGCGGAACTTGATGTTGCAGCTGCAAGTATCTTTGAACCATTTTCTAATTCAAGTGAACCTTTGTTCCAGTTTAAGACACCTTGTTGTAACCATTTAGGTAAGTTTTCATATGCAAGTTGAAGTCTACCTAATAAATCTCTAGCAGTAGAACTTTTGTTGGCAAGTATGGCCACATTTATATTATCGTTAAATATAACTTGATGTAATAGATATGCAATAATTGTTGTTGACTTACCTGACTGTCTTGGTAGTTTACAAATAGAAAAACGATTTTCATGGAATGTCTTAACCATTTTTTCCTGAAAATCATACATATTAAAAGGAACTAATCCTTCATCAATGTTTACAATTTTAGTATATGTCTTTACAAAATGTATAGGGTTTTCCATACACTTTGCAATCTCTCTTATTTGTTCTTCGGTATATTCTTGTTTGAGATTGGCTTTATAAAGATTTGGGTTACCTAAATATGCTTCACTCATCATTTACCTTTTTAAAATCTTTGTCTTCTTCACTTTCAATATTTTTATTTTTATTCTTTAACATTTTATGTAACTCTGCTGAAGAACCAACAAATAATGCTTGTTTAATATTTGTAGATGTTTTATTTGGAACGTCTTTTAATGTTTTAAGTTTGCCTTGTAAGTCTTGTAACTTATCAACTGTATCAGCAACCTGTTTAATAAGATTACCTGCAACTTCATAGGCTCGAGGGTGTTGACTTTCGTTTGCAATATCAAGTATACCTTGAATTGCGTCTTGGCCTCTCTCTATTAGATTGTAATAATTTTCTCTACTGTATTTGTAGTCATTATCTATATCCTCTTTATCTTTATCCTCTAGTCTAGGAACAGGAGGATTAAATTCTTTTTTAACTATAGATTTTGTAGCAGGTTTTTGTTCGGTAGATATACCAAGTGCTTCATTTATTTTATCATCTATACTCATAACTATTTGTCAGTACCACTAGACGGATCGTAATTTTTAGAATCCGCAAAGTTTGTTATAGTTGTTGTAAATCCAAAATCATCATTTGCATCAGCGTTTGTTGGATTAGGAACAACAACAATTCTTTCTTCTCTTTTTTCAGTTGATTCTGTATCTGAATATATATCTGTTTGTGTTCTTTTAATAACTCTTTGTGAGTAAACAGGACCATATAGATATGTTTTTGCTGTAAAACTTAATGTATAATTTACAGCACGTCTTTGTGTAAATGAACCATTATAAGTGTCTTCATAATTTACACTATTTAAAATAACAGGAACATCTCTTTTAATGCCCATACTTGGTATTGTATTAATTGTAACTGTATAATCAGGTTGAAAATAAGGTAGTATTTGCTCTATAATTTGCAAACCACCTTCAGCAGTAGCAGTAAATGAATATAAATTAAAAGATATATTGTATGGCACAGGATTGTATTGATAATCCATTACATCACCTCTATCACTTCTTACAGCTCTAAACTTACCTATCTTTTGTAATTTACGAGCAGCGTCATAAGATATACCTGCAATTTCAAAACCCATACGAGGTAAAGATATTGAAAACTCTTTATTTGATAAATCCGCTTGTTGTTCTAATCTTACTAAAAACTTTTCTTTTGGCGAATAAGCCAAAGGCACTCTTATTGATTGTACAACATTATCATTACTGTCTGTTCTATGAATAACAATATTATTAAAAATTGTACCAAAAGCAACAACAACTTTTCTCAATGATTCATGGTAAAAGTGTTTTCCAAACATATCTAAAATCCTTCATCTACTTCACCAAAAGGATTTCTTTCAGTAAAGTCTAGTATATCATCTGCTGTACTTGTTGTGCCAAAACCAGCATCTGTTTCATATGTTGTGTTGTCAGCATAATCTTTTGATTGAGTTGCAATATTAAAATCTTCACTTATCATATAGTTTGTTTCACCCGTTGAAGACTCAAGTAATATTGAACCTGTACCATCTTCTAAAGTAACTTGGTATCTTAATTGATCTAGTGAATAGTTATCTTCCGCTTCACCAATTTGAGGTATAGTACCATCAATTCTTTCTGAACTGTATTCAAATTTAGTAGCTCGTAATTTATAAACTGGTAAATTACCTAATTGAAAGAATGGTTCCTGATCTTCAACAAATTGTATTTCAAAGAAAGAATTAAATAAAGGTACGTATATTAAATCACCTTCGTTAGGTCTACCGTCCTCGATTAGTGTTGCTGTGTTATCTACTTGATTTTGCCATCTTCGTTTTGCAATAACAAACGTTGTGTCATCTCTTATTTCTAAACCAAATTTAGAAATTAATTCTTGTTCACCTTGAAAACCTTCAGTTGTTTCAATGTACATCTCAACCATGTAAGAGTCATCAAATTTAGAAAGCACATCTTCCCCTAAAACTAAATCATGGTTGACTAACGTTCTTGGTAAATAATAAACATCTTGGCCATAAATTTTAAGGCCTTCTATAATTAAATCTTCGTGTAGTCTTTTTTCAGCATCGTTTCCGATACCGTTACCGCCTTGAAAGTAATGGTTGACTGGCATGTCATTATCCTATCATATATGTTACAGGCGTTTCGTATGTGCCTCTTATTTCTTCTTCTAATTTTTGTATATCTGTTTGTGCCTCTTGGAATAATTGTTGACCATTTAGAGTTACACCACCTAACATTGTAACACCATTAAACTTCGATAAATTTGCACCCCATTGTTTTTTAAATAAGGCTGTGACGTATCTTTTTAAGTATATATCATTATAAACATCTGTCATAACTGTAGGGTCTAATTTTCTAAAACATTCAATTACAAGATACTCACCAACTGATATATCAGTTTTCCAATCCATATCTACATACAATCTATTATTGTATTGATTAAATCTAATAGGTTTTTCACCAACTAATATGTGGTCTAAAAAATCTAAATGTTTCATTACCATTTCATAATGAATAATTGAAGTAGATGAAAAATCATACAAATCATTTAATCTCATTTGATATCGTATATCAAACATATTTTGATTACCTCTATTTGAAAGAGGAAATATTCTTGTAACTGCTAATACAGCTTCTGGTACTACTATGAAATTATTTTGTTCAGTCCATGCAGTAGTTACAGAATTTTTAGTTACACTTGAAGACGTATCTCCATCAGGAGATTTGATTCGATCTACATCTGCTTGAGTAACTTGATATTTTAGATATGTTCTTTCAACACCATCATAGTGATATTGTGCGAAATATTGTAACGCTTCATCTAATCTATCTTCTAATTGGTCGTCATCTACGTTAATTTCAATGACAGGCTTACCTAATGTACGTAAAGCGTACTGTTTTAATTCTTCTCTTGTTGCTGGATTTGCCATAGTATTCCTTTATAATTCTATGGTATATTTATAATAGTAACCTATTAAAGAAGATTATACTTTTTTATTATATTTACCTATATCAAAATCTGACGGTAAAGTGCCTTTGTTTCCAACAAACTCAAAGTCATCATACATTCTACCAAAATACTGAAAATCACCTATATGTGCGACATCTTCAGTAACATATGCCCAACATTTACCACCTATTTCAGTCCACAATCTACAAAAACCAAAGTCTTCACTAAAATATTCTTTTGTTTTAGGATCATGGTAAACATCAAAAAAGTTGTAATTATATGTTTTTATAGTTTTTTGATCTTGCATAAATTCTTTTACTTCTCTTTCTGGATATTGATTAATCATTTTATGAAAGACCTCTCGTTTAACTAATAATGTTCCAGTTGGTGCATGTGTTAATTCTATAAGGCCTTCTGGCGTCATTTCAGATAAGAACCCATCTTTTTTAGTAGGAAACTCAAATCCTGATCTTCTCAAATCATCAGCATTTTTAACTCTTCCTTGACCAACTCTTTTCCATGCTTTTTCCCAATTAAATGTTTTCTTAGGATAGGGAGTACAAATAACATCTTTATCAAACTGCAACATTTTTAAAACAGTTT